TAAATTGTTGGCGGATGGCGTGAGGTGAGGCGACGCCGGTGCGGGGTTTGGGGCCGGCTTCGAGGCGGATGATGCGGTCGGGGTGATGTTTGTTTTCTCATAAAAAACCTGTCTGATATTTTGCGTTCCATTTTTTTGCATTGACTCGTGGCGTGAGTGTTGGCGGTGTTGGTTTCGGGCTGTGACATATCTGTGGCCTTTTATGTTGTTGCAACTGGCGCAGCATGGTGCAAGGTTGTCGAGGCTGTGATCTCCGCCGGCATCGAGTTCGAGTATGTGATCTACTGTGTCTGCGTTGGGTTTGCCGCAGTATGCGCAGTCTGGTTTGTTGGCTAAGACTTTGCGTCTGTTGGCTGTGTATTGGGGGTCTCGGTGTGCTTTGCTCATGCTCTCGCGCCTTTGGCTTGAGCTAGCGCGGCGCAAGCGCCTTGCTGTTGTTCTTGTGTGGTCTGTTTTGTTGTCGGGTTCATGTTGCCTCGGTTGTTGTTTGTTAACGGTATGTCATCTATGTGAGCCTAATGCGGTAATGCTCACCCACGGGATGCCTCACTCCGTTACCTCATTACCTACCTGATTATGTTTACAGGTCGCCTCGACGCTTTGCCTAATTCATTTCGTGTTGCATGTTTCAGGGCGCGTCGATCTACCCTCGTTACCGAGTGTCATCCATCTGCCTTGCGACGGGCTTAGGTCAATGATGCTGGCTGGCAGGTTCTCACCTGTCCTGCCATTTGATACCCAACAGTTAATCTTTAAGGGTAACCAGCGTTATGAAGTTGTAAGAGTTATCTGGCTTAAATACTTGGCTATCCAGTCAAGGTCAGCAGGCCGCCACACCCAGACAGTCGCGCCTTGTTGAAGCGTTGTGATCCATCGGGATTGCAGCGGTGAGACCTTGCCCTTATCGCTTTTAAGTTCTGCGAATATAACACGCCCAGCAGGGTGAGCAAGCACAAGGTCAGGGAAGCCGTGATCTCCTAGCTCATGGGTTGCCCAGACTCCGCGCCTGTTCATAGATGGCAGTGGATGATGCACAAGCCAGCCATGCATCTTGGCAAGGTTGATCACGATCTTTTGGAAGTCTGACTCTTTCACTTCCATGCCTCAATAACACGGCTTGCCTGAGATGCGGTCAAAGTCTCAAGGATGACATCGTTGACACCTAGGAACGCGTGCAGCTGCTCAAGTGTTTCGCCTTCGTCCCAGCCTTTACCACGGGCAAGTGCCTTGATGTATGTCTGCTGCTTCGGGCTTATGAACGCGCCTGAGGATGTCTGAGGCTTTGCTACAGGCTGCCCTGAGCCGACTACAGCGCGCACAGGCACAGTTCGCTCTACCTTTTCCATCTCTTGGCGTGAAGGCCGAGGGCCAGCAGTACCGATCGGACTGTTGCTAATCATTCTACCGATGGCACTGGTTTCGCAGTTCTCGACAAAACTGGTCGCGTTAACGCCACGATCTGAGATCGTTTCCTCTGCATACCCGGTGGCGATCATTCTGTCCTCGTCGTTAAAGCCTTCGGCGCGCATAACGATGCGAGTGCCGTCATAGGTGTAGATGTGGGTCTCAATGCGTCCCTGTGGGTATGCATCCCACCAGCGCACAAGTCTGTCTGCCACTGTCTCATAGTTCTGTAGATCGAAGCCCATTTTCTCTGCCTTTTCTCTTCGCTTATTGTCGGTCTCTATTGCTCTGGCTGTTCGTTCGCGATGCTTTATTGTGCGATCTGACGGCAAGTATCTGCCGAACTTGGTCACGCCACACGCCACACGATTGCAGGGTTGCCTGCTTTGGTTAGACGCACAATGCCTGAGTCCACGATAAAGCCGTCCTTAACTAGTGAGCCGCGTGTCGGTCTAACCGTGTTGCCTGAAATGCTGAGGGCTTCTTCGATCTCTTCATCGGTTGCACCGTCAACACGCTGAATAAAGTCGTACACGCGTTTACGCTTTGATCCTGATTTAGGTAGTGCGCGTAGTGCAGCATTTGCTGATGTGGGGTGTGCTGATCGGCTGATCGCGACCACATTGCGCTCGATCGTGAATGGCTGTTCTTTGTATCCGCCGAGGCCGAGGGTGGCTTGGAAGAGCTGTAAGTCTGACATGTCGGGTGTCCTTTGTTCGGGTGTGCTGGGATGATGCTAGATGATGAGTTGGCTGAGTTCGGTGATTGCTAATTGTAGGAAGTTGGCGCGTGGGTCTTCCATCCGGCGAAGATCGTCGCGTAGGGCTTCGAGTTCGCCTACGAGATGGTAAAGGTGTGACGCTTTAGAGCGTTTGATGTGGTTCGGTGTGAACAGGTCGTCGATCATGCCCATCATTGCGCGTGTATGCTCGGTGATCCCTGTCTCGGGATAAATGTCGTTTACTTCGCTGTTGCCCATGGTGACCATCCTGAATTGTTGTATATAGCAAGGGTGGCGCGCAGTGAGATCGTCGCGTTAAAGAGATCGCTGCACTCTTCCAAGATGCCTTTTTCTTGTAGCCAGCCGATAGGCCACTGCGAGTTAGGTAAGCACCAGAATCCGTTAATCTGTGTCAGGCCATACGATCCTGAGTTGGGATCACTCAAGTTGTGCGCTGTTGTCTGGCATCGTGACTCGCGCTGCATGACGAGATCGAGCGTGCCAAGTTGGTCGGCTGGGAAGCCAAGGTCGAGGGCGAGCTGTAAAGCGTCATCGCAAGTGGCGATCGTGGTCACCGTCGTAGTCGGGGCGACTGTCGTGCTGGTTGGCAGTACAGCCTCATAGTAGGCGGCTGGGATGATGTTGCTATCTGCCTCTGGAAGGCTTCTAGCGACCCCTAGGAACGCCGTAAACGCCCAGATAGTACTTATGATGCCTGCGATTATTTTGGGTGCTGTAAAGATCATTTTTTCTCCAATTGGTATGGGATGCCCCAGCTACCTGCGGCGTCCTTAAACGCGAGCTGCGAGTGCAGCACACGACCGTCGAGTGGGTCACGAAATATCTGCACCATGACCTGCTGACCTGTTTCTAGGTTTGAGGTGTATACCTCGTAGATGTAGGTCTTGGCGTCCATGGTTTTCGCTTGCCTTCCGTCGGTACTTCGACCCTAGGCAATGGGTGTGACTAAAGCAAGGCTTTCGCCTGTTTCCATTGCTGCACAAGGGCTGGAGTGCGGTCGCCGACATAGTAAAAGATGTGCCAAGGCTCGGACTCGACTTCCCAAGTGAAGCCGTAGGCCTGAATGTTGGCAAGCATGAAGTCCATCCGTTGCTTTTCTGATGCGTCCGAAATGTCAACTGCCAGCCCTAAGTTGTGGCGGCTTGTGCCGGGTGCAGCCATTGGGGCGCAGTTCGGCTTCAGGTAGTAAGTGACACCTTTCCAAGTTCTTGTCGATGCGCCTGCGATCGGCTGTGTCTGGTATCGGGCAAGGAAGCCAGCGGTTTGTGTCGAGATGCTGCGATAACAGTCTGAAGCGGAACTGGGCTTAAAAGTTTTGACACCTGCCGCGAACGCTGCATCGCGTAAAGCCATGTATGCGTCTGCTGCAAGTATGTGCAGTTTGCCGTAAGGCTTTACATCTTTGAGCAAGCCGATCGGTAGTTCACCCGGCACAACATGGGCAAGCGTCGAGGGTAGTACCAGTTTGTGGTAGTGCCGTTTAAGCGGTGGGTTTTTTGGTGCGTCCATACGATGGGTCTTTCGGGTTAAGCCAGCGTAAAAGGACTGGGGCTACTGACGCTATCGCAGCTGCAAGTAAGTCTTTTGGGTCGCTGTTGCCTGCAAGGTACAGGGCGAGGGATGCGCCAACCATGGATCGGGCGTATGAGGCGATCATTGCTTTGTCTTGTGGTTTCATTTGTGATCCTCCATGTGTCCGTCTATTTTTTGTTCAATGCGTCCAAGTGAGCGTTGGACTTCGCCGTGATCTTTTCGGTTTTCTTTTTTCATTGTGTGGATGAGAGCCACCAGAACGCTAAAACAGCCAGCCACGATAACGCCAGTAATCTGCGTACCCATTTCATTAGCTTAAAAGGGCTGCGGCTTCGTCTGCTGTAAGTCCTAGTTTGTCTAAGACTGCTTGCCGTGCGGCTGATTTTGCGGCTTGTGCGTCTAATTCGGCCTGTTGTGCAACTTTTTGTGCGTCAAGTGCAGCGGTTTCTTCTTCAGTTGCTTCGCGAACGAGGTCGTCAATTTGTATTTTGTATGTCATTAGATGCGTCCTAACTGTTTCTATAACCGTATACGCGAATTGTTCCACCAGTTATGTTTCCTGTTGAACATGTCAAAGTAAACGCCGTATATGCGGTTGTGTCGTTTAGATAGCCGCCGTTTGTATGTACATCGCCTGTAGTTGAACTTGATGTAAATACAGAATTGAAATGAGTGTTTTTAGTGGCATTTGGATTTCTGATTTCAATGTTTGCGTCGATTGAGTTAGTCGAGGCTTTGCCGACTCCGCCCCAACTTGCAGCATTTGACTGGTTGAAACCGCTAACCGTAGTGGCGTTATATGCACCGTATACGACGAAACGGTAATATCCCGTTGCTGTTGCGCCCAATGTCATGTTTAGTTCAAGGTTTGTGCTACCAACGCCACCGCTAACTAATATTTTATAGTTGTCGTATGTGCTGCTAAAAGCATTAGAAACAGTAACGCTTGAAACCGCACTGCCAATGGTTTGTGATGCAATAAAAACCAATCCCGGTGTTACTCCGACAGATTGCCAAGCCGCGCCATCGTAATATTGGGTTGTATCGGTTGCCTCAATGTAAGCAAACTGGCCTTCGGCAAGTGTCTTTTCGCCTGCGCCACCAAATGCCGCGTCTCGCGTCGTTGTCGTAGCGAATACTGGTATGCCCGTGTTTATTTGTGTGACTTGTGCTGCCGTCAATACCTGACCAGCCGTAAAGACTGGAACGGCAATTTGTGCGTTGGCTCCCATAATGCTCCTATCCTAAGACATTCTCGGCGTCGAGTGTGCCATATACCAAATCGTCCAAGATCAGCTCATAAACAAGCGTCGTGGGCGAAGTGAACAGAGTGATCCTGTGGCCTATTGACAGGTCGATCTCGTGCTGGACGCCCTCGACTGCTAATTCTTGTGCCAAAGATGTGATTGTGTTTCCGCTAGTAAACGACTTTTCTATCGTGACCGTATCGCCAATTTCGATGACCGCTACCACATCACGCTGGGGATCGGTTAGGGATGCAAACGGTGTGGACACATTGGTGTAACGCGCTTCTGGCTGACCTACGAGCAGGTACTCGGCTAGGGCTAGTGCTGCTGTGCCGTTATGAACTAGCGCGTCACTGATGGCTGTGGTCTGAATAAAGTAGGTGGCCTGCGAGGTCAAGTCCTCTGCGATCTCTGGGCTGGTTGCGCCTGCATGGGTGACGGATGCGCGGTTGATGACTTGGTTGGCCTCAAATGAGATGCCCACATTGTCGTAGGGGATGTTTGTGCCGTCATCGTGGAAGTCTGCCACCGAGCCTGACAGGGTATTGCCGATGCGGTCTTGGAATGTGAACACGCCGTCACGGGCAATAAAGATTCGTCCTTGTACTGACTCGTTTATTTTGGCTGTGTAGGCGGCGACCGATGTGCCGTTCGGGACGGTGTAGGCAGCTGCGCCGCCAAGGGTGATCGTTGAGGTTGCAATGTTCTGCTCACCTGGCAACTGAAACGCATTAACCTCAGGTTTGGCAAGTAAAGCAACAAGTCGAGCGCTTGCAAGTTGCTCGTCAACATTCCACTCGTTTAGATAGGTCTGGCTGAGCAAATAAAAGTCATCGGCACAAGTAACAGAAACTGTGTCAAGGCCACCAAGACTAAAATTGTAGTTGTAGTCAACGATGTAGCCCGTAAATAGTTCTTGCCCTTCACGGGTCAGGATAACTTTACGCATTGGCGCTAGACCCGGTACAGCCTGAGCGGTGTCGTAATAGGGTGACTCGGTGTCAAACGGGTTAAACACGCCGCCAGTAAATGTGTCGTTTAGATCAAAGCTCATTGTGCCAGCGGTAAATTGGTCGCCGATGTCTCTGCGTCCTCGAAACACGCTGATGCCTGTAGCGCCGTCGATCACGGACGCAAACTCTGTCGTACCGTCCAGCACATACTCGGTGGAATTAAGCAAGCCCTTCACTGGATCGTCGAGCGTGAAAGCGTCCACAAGAAAGCCTGTGGCGATCTTGAGATCGTAAGACCCTGACTGGACGATCGTGGCAGCCATCAGGCGACCTGTATTTGTGCTGGGCCGTCAACTCGGTTCATGGCTTTAATGCTGTTCACTACAGCGCGCCCAATATCTGCTGAAGTTGCTAGACCGCCGTTTACATTGACTGTGATCGGTGTGCCGCGCTCGACCATGAACTGGTCGAAGAGGCTGGAGAAGTCGCCAGCGTTGCCTGTGATGCCGTAGTTGCCGCCCATGTTGCCTGCATAGTTCTTGGATAGGTCTAGGACGCTTGAGGACTTGCCACCACTGCCACCACTGCCGCCGCCACCGCCGCCAGCTGCTGGTGCTCCAACTAAAGCAGACTCAATCATCGCCAATGGGCTGCTGCCTATTGACCCTGTGCCGCCTTCACGTGCGAAGCCTGAGCCGACCGCTGCTGGGACATCTAGTTGTGGCAGTGATGTGTAGTCGAGCATTGGCACAAGTGGGATCAGGTCGATGTTGACACCCGGTATTACATTAAGCGCGTTAATCAGTTGGTTAAGTCCAATAATGGCAGCGTTAATGATCTGGTTAACGCCGTTGGCAACTACCTTGACCGAGTTGTACACGCCAACAGCAAACTGCTTAAACGGCAGCATAAACTCTGCTACTGCTCGAGGGCCTTCGCGATACACCTCATACAGCAGGCCGAGGGTAAGGATGACGATGCCTAAGCCTTTAGTCAATACGCCAGCCGATGCAGAGACCGTGGTAAACGATCCTGCCAGCACCGCGTTGCCAGCCGTAACAACTAACTGGAATGCGTTGTATGCCTTCATAGCGACATTGGCTGCCACTATGGCTGTGGTCATTGCTGCGATAGCGCCGACAACGATAAGCAGCGCCTTGGTGTTGTCTTGCAGAAAGGTCGTAAAGTCCAGGACATAGGGCAACAGTTTTTCCATGACGGGAATGAACGCGGCTCCGATGCTCTCTTTAAGTTCATCCATCTGGATGCCGAAGTTCTTTAGACCGCCCTCAGCACTGTTGGCAAAGGTCTCAGCTGCACCGCCGACCGTGGCATTAAGCGCAGCCATCACTTCATCGGCGCTCGAGGACGAGTCAATTACGCCCTTGAGAGATGGGTCAAGTTTGATCAGCGCAGTGGTCTGGCCGGTAAGGGCTTTAGACACTGCAACGCTGGCGGTCTCCATGTCAATGTTTTTGGCTGTTGCAAGGTCAGCGGTGACCGACAGTGCTTTTTGCGACAACTCGAGCGATCCTGTAGCGCGCACAAGGTTCGCCAAAGCTGGGCGCAGCTGATCGTCAGCCATAGCGGTCTGCTTACTGAACGCGCTAATGGACTGCTCGACCGCTTTAATCTGGGCATCTGTGGCCTGTGTCGTAGTGCGTAACTGGCGAGCCAACTCGAGCTGCGCTGCCTCATCTTCCATTGCCGCTTTAGTGGCCAGACCGATGCCAGCGGTTAATGCGCCGAGCGCAGCAGTGGCAGGCAGGAACGCTTTTTTGAGTGCGAAGCCTGTTTTTGCGCCTACGCCGTCAAGTTGCTGGAATTGTTTGATGGCTTTATCTACGCCACCGCCTTGAAACTCGCTGATGATGGGGATTGACAGTGCCATTAGTTGAGGTCTTTCTGTATTTCGTTAATGGTTTTGAGCACCATCTTTTCCATTTCGCCCTCAATGCCGCGTCGTGCTTTATAGACCGCTGGGCCGATCAGTCGAGTCCTACCCGGCATCGCCATCGCAAAGCCGCGTTCAGTAGATACCGAGTCCAAAGATGTGCCTAGACGATTAGTGTCTTTGCGTCCTGCACCCTCAAACACTGCTGTTGCCGCGTTCTTTTGCTCGATCAGGATCACACCGACAGCGTTACGGCGAGTGTCAAAGCGCATCTTTACGCCAGCCTGTGCGCCCGAGATCGTGAACGGAAATATTTTGCGGCCTCGATCAGCCCATCTGTATGCCATGCCCGAGAGTGGGAATTGACTATACGCAAGTTTTGCAGCTTGGATTGCTGGCTGTGCAATAGCGGTCGCGTCAGCCTTAAAGTCTTTCTGTAGTTGTGGGTCAATTTTACGCAGCGCGTTAATTGTTTCTTTAAGACCAACTACTTCGACCGAGGCTGACACAGGCATGATTATTTCTTACGGTGCATCTGCTCAAGCACATAGGTAACGGTGTTCAGGTCTCGCATAGTAAACTCAATCTCCTTTGGCCAGAAGCCTGTTAACGCTAGGACTTCGCAGAGGCTTCGCCGCCAAGTCCCTCGATGAAAGGGGTCTCGTCTGCTACCTCGTTGATAGGTGTAATGGTCATGTCAGGGTTTTCGGCAACCCATTCTCGCCAGTTGGCTGGCACTTTGTCTCCAGCAAGTTTGCAAAGGGTGTAAGCCCAGCAGCACATGTCGCTGAAGCCGATGCCTTTGCCGTCAGCTGACCGGCGGTTCTCGGTTCGTTCCCAATCGACGATGGCAAGCATGTTGGTTACCATTTCGCGTGCTGGTTTACCGTCGCCAAGGTCGATAGATAGTTTGACTTTCATTTTTTCTCCTTTGTCGGGCAAGGCTCCGCTTGTGCGGTCTTGCTACTTGTAATTCTCAGCGGCTGATGCCGCGAGATCATGCGACGGCTTTAGTTAAAACGCCACCGCTAAATGTCAGGTCGATTGTCGATAACTCACCGAGAGAAGCGTTAATCGGTGTATGTGCAGACAAGAACGCGCCAGTCAATGTGTACGACGGGTTAGTTGCACCGACAGCTGACGATGATGGCTTCAACACAAGCGTTGTAGTTGTGCCAACAAGACTGTAAATGCTGGCTTCGGTCTCACTTGCGGCGTAGCTCTGGTAAAGAGTGACGGTGACGCTGTTTGAGTACAGACCCGATGTGAAACTGCGCGAAGTGTTGCTAAAAGTCGTGTTTTCCAACTGCTCAGCAACATAGTTAATCACTGCGCTGGTGCACTGATCGCTGAGATCAACTGAGTTGATGGTGAGTGTTGGGTTAGAGAGGTAGGTGCTGCTGATAGCCATGTTATTGCTCCTTGGGTTCTGATTTGACTTTAGATGATTTCTTCACGCTGTCGGTGGATATCAGGCCGCCGTCGAGCAGTGCGTCAATGTTGACACCTTCCTCTGGGATGAACTGATCGCCCGGGTTACCTAGGCGAGGGCTGATGATGGTGTACATGGTTTCTCCTTATGCGCTTTGTGCTTGTATGCCACAGTCGAGGTCATAGCATGGGAAGAGCTGTCCACCAATTTCGAGGTTGCTGGGGCGGCCTGCCATGACGATGATTGGACTGAGTAGGACTTTGCTAACGATGTCGAGGATGCTGCGTAGGACTGGTAGGCCTGCTGGGCCTGAGCCTATGACCTTGATTGGGAAGTCCATGCGGATGATGTTGCCATTACCAGCGATTGTGGTAAAGGATGGCGCGTCAATGTAGACACAATTTGGCACAAGTTTGGTGGGGTCGTTAACCACCCTCAGACCAGTGACCGCCGTGAGTGTGGTCGTAAGGCTGTCTATAGCCCCGTTGAGAGCGTCTGTGTAAGCCATTAGGCGCAGGCAGGCCTGTCGATGCCAAGCAACTGTTTAACGATCGGTGTGAGGCTCTGCTGAGGCGCTGCGCCCATTCCGTCAAAGGATGCAAAAGTGTTCTCAAGCGAGCCACGGCTGCGCCATAGAGCTGCACAGTACATGAGTGTGCCGAGGGTTGCGTCCCCACCCGGACTAGTTGTGAGACTGTCAATGTAGCCAGCCTCTTGACGGCGACGATATGCAAAGTTATTGCCAGCCGATACGGCTTGAGTAATCAGCGTGTAATCGTCCGATGGGTCTGTTATCTGCACGCCAAGGTATGTGATAAGCTGCGCGGCAGTAACCCAAGTGCATGTCTGCGTATAGGTGATTGTGCCGGTGGCAACAGTGCGCTCGACATTGCTGGCGGTCTTGGCGTAAAGCACCTGATTAGCGATAGGCACATTTATGTCGTAAAGCAGATCGCCCTCAGTGTCTATACCAATGTACAAATACTGGGGCAATGCGCGAACAGTGAATGTGCCATTAAAAGTTGCATCTACTGAAGCAACAGTTATGGACTGACCGACTGCAATTTCTGTGGGGGTTAGAGATTGCAGTACGGCGTAGTTGTCCAGTAGATACTTTTGTGTAACGCTGTAAACAGCCATGAGCGGATGCTCCGCTCTCGACTAGGCCTGTGTGATCTTGCGGATCATTCCACCGATTGCAGCAAAGGTTGACACATATCCATGGAAGGACATGGTGCGACCTAAGGTTGCTGGGACTTCGACGCTCATTAAGCCACGGATTGACTCGTAAAACTCGTAAGCATCGCCTTGGCCTTGACCAACACGGGTGATGACCATGGTCTTGGCAGCGAAGTTGCTGTCAACTACCAGCTGCAAGCCGAGTGGGTTGCCGTTCCATGAGGTTGCGTTTCCGCCACCAAGTGCGTTTTGGCCTGTGAGGCCTGCACCGATGAATGGGAACACTGGGCGACCAGTGGTGTCTGCAAGTTGTCCGAGTTGACCCCAAACATCTGGCGACACGAACATGTGCGTCGGTGTCCAGTTGCGACCGTTTGAGATGTCAACAGCTGAGTCGTAAACACTCTTCAGCAAGTCGGCAACTGTCAAGTCCCATACACCAGACGATGTTGCTGCTGCAAGCAAGTTGTCTGCTGCCAAGTTGTCGGATGCGATCATGTATTCGCCCATCAAGTCATTCAAGATCAGCTGCATTGCGGCAGGCGAAGTGAAGTCAATGTCCTGTACAGACAGTGTTACTTGACCAGCAAGCGTGGTCTTGCTTACCGAGTTGGAAGCGATAACCATTGTTGTTGCTGATGCTGCAGCCAATTCTGACTGTGATGCAACGCTGGTGTGCGTGGTAATGGTTGGACGAATAAATGTTTTTGATTGTCCGCCATCTGGATAAGCGCGAGCGCCAACTGCATCAACTACTGGACGCAAGAAGTTTAAATCTTGTACCAATGGGCCAAGGACTGGGACTGGCAAGAGACCCGGAGTATCGGTTGTGAGAACATCGCCTGCTGCTGCTTGTAGTGCTGTGCGATTTGCTGCTGAAAACTCTGCTACTGCTTTGTTCATGTTTGCAAAAGTGTCGCCGCCGATGTGGTAGGCAGCCATAAACTCGCCTGCTGATGGCAACTTAAACTCGCGCTTAGGTTGTGCTGGAATTGCAGCTGTTGGAATGGTTGCCTCGACTGCTGGGACTGTTACTTCTGACATGGGTTCTGTCTCCTCTGTGGGTTCTTGTATTTCATTATTGTCGGTCTCTTCGGGTTCGTGGTGGATACTGGCAGCGATGTCGGTAATGATCGCTCCAGCAAACGCTGGCACTGGCACCATTGACAACTCGATCCAGTCGGCAGCCAACACGGTGATTGAGCCATCTTCGTTTGCTCGAGTCTTAGTTGGGTTTACGCCGACCGATACTGAGTCAAGTACGCCGTCAAGGGCGAGCTGCAAAGCCTCGTCGCCTGCGGCTGTTTTGCTGATCTTGGCACTAAACAACATGCCCTCAGCGGTATCGACGCGCTCGGTGACAATTCCGATGGCCTGATTGCTGTCGTGGTTCATGTAGAGCCGTGGGGCTTTGCCCTCGACTGGCAGGCTGCCCTGCTCGAAGGTTACGGCTGTACCGTCCGAGACAGTTGCCGCGACACCGTATGGAACGGCGATGCCTGTGATGGTTCGTGATGGTGTGCCGTCGCCTGCGGCTGCGTCAATGGTGACTGATGGGGCCGTAAATCTGATCATTAACTTGCGATCTCCTCTTGCGTGTTTTCTGGTGTTGGTGTTTCCATTTTGTCTGCTAGATAATTATCTTCCAGATATGACTCGTAATCGAAGGCTACAAAGGTTCCATTTGGTAGCACATTGTTCATTGACAGTGTTTCTGCTATTGCGTCGGCATAAAGTTTCACACCAAAGAACAGCAAGTCCATGCGCGCTTGTTGTGATGACTGGTAAGAATATGAGCCGGTCGAAACACCAATGAGATACGGCGGCACATTGCCGATGCGTCCACCAGTTTCTAATGCGCTGTAGTTTGCTGACTCGATGAGAAGCATTTTGTCTGGTGACATTGTTGTCGGTTCGTAAGATAGAAACTCGTTAAGAGCAGCAGTCTGATTGGTTGCGCGTGCTTGATTAAATGCAGCTGCAAGATCGGCTAGTTCTTGTGCGCTAAGTGGTTCGCCACCAGTTTGCTTAAGCACACCAGCAGGGATTGACGATGAAGCATTGCGTGCTCGAGCGTCTTGGATTTTTATTGCTGTCTCAATGGCGGCCTGCGACGAGTACACCATGCCCTGTGTAGGCGACAGGAATTGTACCAAGTTGTTTGGGTCAATCTCTCCGCCTTGAAAATACACTTGTTTAGACGGAGCAAACCATACAGGGCCAGCCATGTCTGTCGTTGTAACAGAGCCTGCTGGTAGTCGAGTAAAGGTTGCTGGGAAGCCGTCAGCGGTGCGGCTGGTGATGTACCAGAATGCGCGCCCATAAAAATACAAGTCGTCAAATGTCCATGACATTAAAAAGTTGTAGGGAACGGTTGGATCTGGTCGGCGTAGCCAAGTGCGTGGCGCAATGTAAACCTCTTCCATTTCTTCGCCGTTCCACATTTCGTTGTACATTTTTAATGGCATACAACCAATAACGGATGCAAGTAGATCGCGTGCGCGTGAAATTGCTGGGATCGAAATTGCTTGTGCGCGCAGTTCGCCTTCGCGGTAGGTGTAGTACTGACCGATCATGTTCTTGCCAACATTGCTGCTGTTATAGCCTGGACTCATTGCTCCAGCTGCTGCCGCTTTAGCAGGCGCAGGACTGATGGCGGCCTTGCTAACTTTGCGGTCAAATAATCCCATGCCACAACATTACAGACGCGAACGCTGTGATGGTGGCACTCGATCGGCCTAATCAGTTCCCGACGAAAGGCTAGGTACTTCGACCGAGTGCCGAGGGTATGTTACTGACTAACAGTGACCAGCATCGGCTTCCCAGACACCGACGGTCTCGAGCACAATGCAGCTGCCCAGATCATGCAGCGACACAACTCGATCGGCCCGGGTGATCTTTGAGATGACACTGCGACAGAGCCTTGCGATCTGACAGCAACAGCGCGCTGAACATGCTCAGCAAGTTGAGTTGAGCCGTCATGCAGCAGCATTTTTTCCGCTATCAAGTTCCTTACAGTAGGGGTGTATTTCAGTATTTCGCCGTAGCCAACGATTACCTTCTTAGTCTCAAGATGTCGAGGCCACTGGATGTCAATGCTGGGCGAGATCGCAAAACGGCAGCCCTCAGCGGTCAGCCTGTCGACCTCAAGCAAGAGAGCTGCGAAACTGTCCACGACAAAGGCCACGGTCACGACGATGCGACGGTCAGGCAGGGAGACTGCGCGCAGGCCGAAGTAGCGCGAGTCGTCCATACTGGTCTCAATGGCAACGATGCCGCCTGTCGGTATGTCACCTTCATGCTCAAGCGCAGGCCAGACACCCGGCGGTATCCAACCGCGATCCGAGGCCACCCACAGATTGACGGATGCTCGCAAGAATTGGGCGCGGTCAGGGTTCTGAGACTCGGCCTCAATCGTTGACAATTCCAAAGTGTGACCGAGTGCAGGGTTGCCGTAAGCCCATGCAGCAGGGTTCATCGGGTCTAAGTCTGGTGGCGGTGACCATTCCGCAAAATACAGCGACGATCGTTCCCCACGGTCAATGGCGCGCAAACCCTGTTCACGCCAGCGCAGAAACGCAGTTGAGGCCTCTGTCCCAGCAGTTGACCAACAGCTAAGCAGCGGCGATTTTCGTGCGCGCATAGACGGGATAAGTCCGCCGTCAATAGCGAGCTGCGACATGTCCCAGATTTCGTCTGCCACGATCAGATCGTTGCTAGTGCCGTGACCCACCGAAGGCTTCGCAGCCCTGACCGTCCACTTGCTGCCATCAGGCATTGTCACCGAGTTACGCCCGTAAGCCTTGACACAGGATGCACCGAAGCGTGCCTCAAGCACTGGGGCGATCTCATCAAACAATGTGATAGCCAAGTCCAGTCGGTTAGCAGTCGTAAGCACCGTCTGTTTCTTGCCCCGTATTTTTGGCATCTCCGTAAGCCACCAACCAACCAAACTACCTAAAGCAACCGTTTTTCCGTTCTGTCTGGCAGTAGAAACAAGGCTTGTCCGATGCAACAACTCACCATGCTCATCAAAAGCCAACTGACCGTCAAGCGCACGCACCTGCCACGGCATAAGCGTTATCCCCAGATGCTGTTCTGCCCATCCCTGCACATCGCTCCCATACGATCCAGCCGCATCGGTGACAATCGTTTCCAGTCTCGGTCGATCATGGCTAGTTACCGCCAGTTCAGGCTGGTTGCCCTCCGATAGAGACAAGAG